TTATTGGTGTATATTTATTGGAATGGAATTAGAATTTAACTCACGTAAAAATAAATTTAAAGGAACCAAAGCTTTAAGCCCTGCAGCTAACTACTACAAAGAGCATGGAGTTTATACAAAGCTTATTCCTGATACTGAAGAATGGCTACGCTTTTGGAAAGAGCATGAGCGCCGCTGTTTAGAGGGATATGAAGCCAATGGTATAAAGATCACTGGGTATCATTACTTCTATCTTAACTTCTTTCGTATTGATCGTTCTGTAGAAGTAACAGAGAATGGAAGGACCTATAAGAAACGTGAGTACTTCCCGCCAGACTTCTATGACGGAGATTATGACTTCTTTTGGGCATGTGAAATTGCCCGTAAAGGTATTAGTGTAGAAGCCTATGAAGCGCTCAATCTTGGAGTAGAGATTAACAAGAAAGATCTTGAAGGTGGAAAACAGTTAGTTGTTCTTAAAGCTCGTCGTAAAGGGTACTCTTATAAATGTGCCGCTATGTTATGCCGTAACTACTTCTTCCTCTCTCGTAGTAAGAACTTTGTATTCGCGTATGATAAGAAGTATCTGCAGGGTGATGGTATCTACCAGAAGTTCCTTGATGGTATGGCGTTTATTAATGAGCATACAGCCTATACTCAACCTACTATTAATAACCGTGACTCTGATATGTATTATAAGAGTGGGTACACAGAGGTTATTAAGGGAACAGAAGTTCAGAAAGGAAAGCAATCTATTGTACAGGGTATCTCATTAAAGGATAACCCAGATAAGGCTAGGGGTATACGTGGTAAACT